CTGCCATCAAGTGTGACGCCTGCGTACCCGGCCATCCCTTCGTTGATTGTTACCATGGGGCAGATAGCTTAAATGCCTGCCAAGACTAAAGCGCAGTTCCGGCTGATGAAAGCGGCTGAGAACAATCCCAAGTTTGCCAAGAAAGTAGGCATTCGACCTGATGTGGCTGCAGAGTTTACGCAGTCCAACGTGAAAGGGAAATCGTATGCAAAACTTCCTGAACGGCTTAAAGACGGCGGTCCGAGCCTGGCGATTGGCCGTGGTGAGAAGCTTCCGGCAGATCAAGGCGCGGGTCTTACCGCCAAGGGTAGAGCGAAGTACAACCGAGAAACAGGATCAAACCTGAAGGCTCCACAGCCCCAGGGAGGACCAAGGCGTGACTCGTTTTGCGCACGCATGGGTCCAGTGGCTCGAAAGTCTGAGCGTGGATCTCGAGCCAGGGCTTCGATGAAGCGCTGGAATTGCCCAGGATGGTGATATGTCTTATTCCGATACCTACGGTCAGGTTTTCAATGTTCAGACCATCATTGATCATGCAGCGCGTCGATGTGGCAAGCTTGCTGAAGAGCTAACCAGCGAGCAGCTACTCACAGCACGGGAGTCACTGGGCTTTACGCTGACCAATCTGATCAACATCGGAATACAGTATTGGGCCATCAAAAAAGAGGTATATGGCCTTAACGCCGATCAATACATTTACACACTGCCTGTTGGCGCTAATGATGTCCTTAACGCACTTTATAGGACCATGCAGCGGCCTGAGCCACCAACGGCTGCAGGTTGGACCGCATCATCGGGAACTGCTCAGCTAGCCTTTGACAACAACGTCAATACTTACTGCGCCAACACGGCGCCAAACGGCTACATCGCAATCAACTATGGCAGTGATGATCCAATTTACGCTGGGTCAATTGGTATCCTGCCTTACATAGCCAACCAAGGCAGCGCAAGCTGGACCTTCAAGTTTGAGTATTCAACGGACAACATTACCTGGTACACGCTTTACGATCCAGGCACTGTCGTTGTCACCGATAACAAGTGGCTCTGGTATGACATTGAGCCTGGCTATACCGTGCAGTATTACCGCATCCAGGCCTCGGGCGGTACAACGCTAGCCTTGCGTGAGTTTTTTGTTGGCAATCAATCCCGTGAAATCACGATGGCAAGGCTTAATCGTGATGATTACACCAACCTGCCCAACAAGAATTTCACGGCCAATCAGCCCTACCAGTTTTGGTTTAACCGCACGGTGCCAGAGCCGCAGATTTATCTTTGGCCCGTGCCAAGTGATCCGTTTGTGCAAATGGTGGTGTGGTATTCCAAGCAGATCATGGATGTGGGCGATCTAACCGATGAGCTACAAATCCCTCAACGCTGGTACATGGCTGTAGTGGGTATGCTGGCTCACCAACTAAGCATGGAACTGCCACAAGTACCGTTGGAACGTATCAAGTATCTTGAGGACCAGGCAGGCAAATATCTGGCATTGGCCGAGGCTGAAGAGCGCGATAAGTCGCCCATTTACCTGGCGCCGAATATCTCGGTTTATACGTCATAAATGCCGATCTTTCTTGACACGGAGGGCCTTGCTGACATCGCGATTGCGGTATGCGATCGCTGCAAGATGAAACGCGCCCATGTCACACTACGGCCTGACATCAACTTCCCAGGGTTGATGGTATGTGATGAAGGATGCCGCGACGAGAAAGATCCGTATCGTTTGCCGGCGCGCAAAACAGAGCGCATTAATTTGCGCTTTCCAAGGCCTGATGTATCGGTGGCGGTGTACCCCAACCAGATTTTGACCAATGGCATCCAGCAGATTGTTTTGTCTACCGAGCAAAACACCAATACGCCTGAAAATGACGGCAACGTCGATGGTATAAACGCCCAGCCGACGCCTTAGCCATGCCCAATCAAACCATTACGCAACTGCCCGATGCAGGCCCACTGACTGGCCTGGAACAGGTCCCTGTAGTCCAAGGCGGCACAACCGTACAAACCACGGTCGGTGCCATCGCCGCGGTCCCAGTTACCAACTACAGTTTTGTTACGGCAACTGCTGAGGGCTTATTAACTGATGCGCGCCAGTTATCAACTACTGGCGGCGGCATCACACTGACAGATAACGGTCCTGGCTCAACCCTGGCTATAAGCCTCACAGGAGCGCCTGCAAGCCTCGTTAATTCCTCGACGGGTATTCAGGTCAAGACGAGCGCGACAACGCTTACAGGCCGCTCTATTCAAGCCGGAACGGCAGGTCTGAGCATCACTGATGGCGATGGCGTTGCTGGCAACCCAACAGTTTTACTTTCAGGCGTTGTTTTAGCACTGGCGCAGTCCTCTGGCACAGGTTTGGTGGTGCGTACCAGCACCAACACGATCGGCATCGTGGAGTTGCAAGGCGTACCTGATCAGACATCAGTCACCAACGGCACGGGCAATGCTGGCAATCCTACGGTGGGATTGGCCAATAACCCGGTCATGCCTGGCACTGGGTCCATGACTGTACCTGTTGGCACCACAGGACAGCGATCAAGTGCTCAGGATGGGATGCTTCGGTATAACACCACGCTCAAACGCTTTGAAGGTGTGGTGGACGGTGCTTGGACTGCAGCACTGGGTGCGTCAGGAACGTCGGGTTACTCAGGCTTTAGTGGATTTTCTGGCCAATTAGGCTACTCAGGCTTTTCTGGCATCAGCGGCTATTCGGGAACAAGCGGATTTTCTGGCACTTCAGGCTTTTCAGGCACAAGCGGATTTTCTGGCGCCTCTGGATTCAGTGGCATTTCTGGTTATTCAGGCTTTTCGGGTATCAGTGGCTTTAGTGGCACCAGCGGATTTAGTGGCATTTCAGGGTTTTCAGGGTTCTCTGGCATTTCAGGGTACTCAGGCACGAGTGGATTCTCGGGTAGGAGCGGCTTTTCTGGGATTAGCGGCTACTCAGGCTTCTCAGGCATGTCTGGCTTTTCAGGAATCTCAGGATTCAGCGGCCAATCAGGATTTAGTGGCATCAGTGGCTTTTCAGGAACCAGTGGCTTTTCTGGTCAGTCAGGCTTTTCTGGCATTTCTGGGTATTCAGGCACCAGTGGGTTTTCGGGCATCAGTGGCTATTCAGGCGCCTCTGGATTCAGCGGCATCTCGGGCTATTCCGGCTTTAGTGGCATCTCAGGATTTTCTGGTATCAGCGGGTTCTCAGGGCGGTCTGGCTTCTCAGGCATTAGTGGCTTCAGTGGGACCTCTGGTTTTTCAGGCATAAGCGGCTTTTCAGGAACGTCAGGGTTTAGTGGCTTTAGTGGGATCTCAGGATTCAGTGGCGCCTCGGGTTTTTCTGGCATTTCTGGCTACAGCGGGTTTTCTGGCATTTCTGGGTTCTCTGGCCAATCAGGCTTCAGCGGCATTTCAGGCTTTTCTGGAACCAGCGGTTTCTCGGGTATCTCTGGCTACAGTGGCTTTACAGGCATCTCGGGGTATAGCGGCTTCTCAGGTGCCTCGGGTATTAGTGGCTTCTCTGGCCAATCAGGATTTAGTGGGATTTCAGGATTCAGCGGGATTTCTGGCTTTTCGGGTCAGTCAGGCTTTAGCGGCATTTCAGGATTCAGTGGGATTTCTGGTTACTCGGGCGCATCAGGCATCAGTGGCTTTTCAGGTGCGTCAGGCATTTCAGGGTTCTCAGGAACTTCCGGCTTTAGCGGCATCTCTGGATTTTCCGGCGCTTCAGGTATCTCGGGCTTTAGTGGGATCTCGGGCTTTAGCGGCAGATCCGGCTTTAGCGGCATTTCTGGCTTCTCGGGTGCTAGCGGATTTTCTGGTATCTCAGGGTTTTCTGGCAGGAGTGGCTTTAGCGGTATTAGTGGCTTTTCCGGCAGAAGCGGATTTAGCGGTGCCAGCGGCATTTCTGGATACTCAGGCACTAGCGGTTATTCAGGCATCAGCGGCTTTTCTGGTAACAGTGGGTTTAGTGGCATCTCTGGCTACTCAGGCACATCGGCAGCATCAGTCATTCTTGAGAGCAAGCAGACCATTACATCAAACTACACGATCACTGATGGCTATAACGGTCTAAGCGTTGGTGAAGTCACAATTGCCACGGGCGTCACAGTCACTGTGGGTACAGGTGAAAAATGGATGATTTTGAACGGGGCATAAGCGATGTCTAATTTAATTGCCAAGGGTAACGCAAGCGGCTCAGGGAGTCACACCCTGCAATCGGCCAATACGAGCAGTAGCATCACGCAAACATTACCAACTGCTGATGGCACAACGCTTGGTTACTTAAACGCGCCAGCAGTCGGCACTAAAACCACGAGCTACACATTAGCCACGGGCGATGTTGGCAAGTATGTTCAGGTCGGCACAAGTGGCTCAATCACTATTCCCGACGCCACGTTTAGTGAAGGTGATGTCATTTCCATCTTTAATAACACTACAGGGGGCATTACAATCACCTGTACGATCACGACAGCATATATTGCTGGAACAGATACTGATAAAGCTACGATGACGCTTGCAACTCGTGGCGTAGCAACAATTTTGTTTATTTCTGGGACAGTTTGTGTTGTAACGGGGAATGTATCGTGACTGGAATTTTACAGATGCTTCTTGGGGCTACCTCGTCGGGCCTAACAATGGATTTACTCGTTGTTGCGGGTGGCGGCGCTGGCGGGCGTTGGGGCGGCGGGGGCGGTGGTGCAGGAGGCTATAGGTATTTTTCTGCGTTAATCCCGACACTAGGTACGGCGTACACCGCGACCGTTGGTGGTGGCGGTTCTGGAGCCGCGCCAAATACAAGTTGCACATCCGAACTTGGTGGTGGAGGTCAGGATTCGTCGTTTATTGGTACGGGCATTAGCTACACAGCAACTGCTGGCGGTGGTGGTGGAGATTACCCCGGTCGCGCAGGGGCTAACGGTGGCTCTGGTGGTGGTGGTGGACAGCAGCCAGTTGCAGGCGGGGGGACTGGTAATACACCATCAACAACCCCTTCACAAGGTAACAATGGTGCGTCAGGCACTGATGCGCCGAGTTATTATTCGGGCGGTGGTGGTGGCTCTGGAGGGGCTGGTGGGCCAACAACCGCAAATAATGGTGGACCGGCTACTGCTAATAGTATTACAGGCTCATCGCAATCTTACGCTGGCGGTGGTGGAGGGGCTAATGCTGGAGTTGGTGGTACAAACGCTGGGAATGGAACCAGTCCAAGTACTGCTGGTACTGCCGCTACTGCAAATTTTGGTGGTGGTGGAGGGGGTGGTGGTTTTTGTGGTAACCCAGCACCTCAAGTTCCGGGTGGGTTTAACGGGGGCAGCGGCGTGGTAATTTGTCGCATTCCAATTGCTTTCACTGCTGCAAGCACAACAGGCTCTCCTACGGTAACGACAAGCGGTAACTTTCGTATTTACAAGTTCACAGGCACCGGAACAATAACTTTTTAATTATGAAATCAACTTATCGATTTACAGGTGTAGATGTGGCCATTACATTACTTCGGCCAAACGCTAGATATGAATTCAATGGTCGGGAAATTGTTTGGTGGGATGACCCTAGACCAAAACCTTCAATGGAAGAAATAAAAAAGACGCAAGAAAAAATGAAGGCGTTTGAAGATTCGATAAATACTATTTGGTTGCCCAAAGACTTGGAAGCCATCCAAAAAGTGCTTACAAATTAAGGCGGCTTAAATGTTTAGTCTTGCACAAGAGCAATCCCAAATGAAATTGCAATCTTTGTTTCCTGTATCAGTTGGGTTTTTTGACTACGACAAAGAGTTCACGGAAACAGAGTTGATATTTTTGCGTAATTTAGAGCAGCGATCAAACGAGGGAAATACATCAAGTGCAAGCACTAATGTATTAAGCTATCCAGAGTTAAAAAATCTAAAGACATTTGTGTTTAAGTGTGTCGATGAATATTTTAAAGAAATTTACAGGCCGCTTTTTGAAGTGAATTTACGCGTTACTCAATCGTGGACAAACTACACAAATAAAAACCAATATCATCACAAGCACAGGCATAGCAATTCTTTTGTTAGCGGAGTGTTTTACATTGAGACAGATGAAAAGGACAAAATAATTTTTTATAAACCAATAGATCAATCACTAAGAATAACATCTAAAGAACACACGCCGCATAATTCAGAGTCTTGGTGGTTTGAGGCAAAACAAAAAACTCTTTTGTTGTTTCCGTCAAACCTTGAGCACATGGTGGACACAAAAAAAACAGAAGGCACACGAATTAGTTTGTCATTTAACACATTCCCAACTGGTGTTATAGGAGATAGAATTGCTCTAAACGAAGCAATTGTTGGAAGGGTTGCTGGAGATGAATGATTTTATTTGGTATCAAGAAGATGTATATGATAAAGAATTTTGTGACTCATTAATTGTTTACTACGAAAAAATGGTCGAATGTGGTTTTGGCGTTCCAAGGAAGGTAGAGAATTTAGCAAAAACAAAAAAAGACGACACCACAGTATTTGTGACAGAAGTCAACGCAATTGATTTGTCTTCTACAAGACTTCTTGCAAATAAACTTAATGAAATTTTTTGGATGATGTGTTATAGGCCGTATGCAGAACAATTTGATGTTTTAACAGATTTTGCAAGTCACAGCGTTTACACCCAAAGAATACAAAAAACAAACATTGGCGGGGGTTATCATTTGTGGCACTGCGAAAATTCAAATAAGCCAACAAATGGAAGAATTCTTGCTTTTACGATTTATTTGAACGATGTTGAAGAAGGTGGTGAAACAGAATTTTTGTACTACCCCAAGCGTATAAAACCAAAAACAGGGTCGGTACTAATTTTTCCTTCAGGCTTTACGCATACGCATCGTGGCAACCCCCCAATTAGCAACGAAAAATATATCGTTACTGGTTGGGTAGAATTTTAAGTGCGAGGAAAAAATGGCGCATTTTGCAAGATTAGAAAACAACCAAGTAGTGCAAGTGGTTGTGGTGGCTAATCAGGAACTGCTAGATAATGGGGTAGAGTCTGAAGCAAAAGGAATTGCGTTTTTACAGTCTTTATTTCCCGGCACGGTTTGGGTACAAACTTCGTATAACGGAAATTTTAGGAAAAAATACGCTGCTGTTGGCGATGTTTATGACGCTGTTAGGAATGCATTTATTGGCCCGTCGCCATTTCCAAGTTGGGCGTTAGATGAAAACACATGCTTATGGGAGCCGCCAACCAAAATGCCGCTTGATGGTAAGCCTTATACTTGGGACGAAGGTATTGGCGCATGGATAGAAATTCCCGCACAACGGTATTAAAACTGAGTGTGCCCGTGAAATACAGCATCATCATTCCGACGTACAACCATTGTGAGAATTTGCTCAAACCCTGTCTTGAGTCAATCTTCGCGCATACCGATATGTCAGAGGTCGAGCTTATTGTCTCGGCCAATGGATGTACAGATAACACGGGCAGCTATCTCAATGACCTGGCTGCACGATTCAAAAGCATTGGATTTGAAAAGCACCTGAAAGTCATTTGGCATGACAAGCCCCTGGGATATTCAGGCGCTAATAACGTAGCGATTCCGCATGCCACAGCAGACAAGATTGTCCTACTGAACAATGACACCGTCTTGCTGCATCAGACTAAAAACCAGTGGCTGCAAATGCTGGATAAGCCCTTCCAGGTCAATCAACGCTGTGGCATCTCATGCGTCATCAAAGGCCCATCAGAGCCAGCAGGACGCGATTTTGCGGTGTTTTTCTGCGTCATGGTTCATCGGCGCGTCTTTGATGCGATTGGCCTCTTAAACGTCGAATATGGCGTTGGCGGCGGGGAAGATACCGAGTTTTGCATCGAGGCCGAGAAAGCAGGTTTTGAAGTCTGTGAGTGCTCTGACAAGGTATGGGATGGTACGCAATTTACAGGCGCCTTTCCGATCTACCACAAGGGCGAGGGCACGGTTCATGATCCCAACCTGGTAAAGGGCTGGGACAGCATTTTCCTGCGTAATTCATTAAAGCTTGCCAAAAAATACAACCGTGACTGGTATCGCTGGCGCTTATCAAATTACTGGGAGCGCGCAGTCTTCTTGAAAGGCGATCCAGTCTTCCCGAGAGAGTCAACTCGGTATCAGTGGGCTGCAAGCCATGCAGGCCGCAACATTTTAGAGATTGGTTGCTCGAGTGGTTACGGCTCTCAGTTCATGCCTGACAAGCCCTACATTGGCCTTGATTACGATCCAATCATTGTGGATGTGGCCAACGAGCAGCAATGGACGCCTCACTGCCAGTTCCATCATGCTGACATCAATACTTACCCCTTTGATCAGTACGACACGATCATTGCTTTTGAGGTTATTGAGCACTTAGACAATGGCCTTGAAATCCTGCAAAAGCTAAAGCAGCATTGCAGGACCCTGCTGTTTACGGTGCCGATGAATGAGCCACCAGGCTTTTGGGGTCCGCATCACAAATTGCATGGTCTGAATGAATCGCACTTCCCTGGCTTTCATTTTGAGTACATCGATGAGGAAGGCGCCATCTCAACAGCGCCTAAAGCCATTGACGATAAGAATCGATTAAACCTGCTGATCGGGCGCTGGCATGCCTAGCATCTTGTGCTCTATTTCAACGCGGGGTCGATCACAAACAACCCTGCCGATGGCACTGCAAGCCGTTATGAATCAGACGCGCAAGCCTGACAAGGTTGTGATCTTTGATGACAATGATCAGCACCAGGACCTGCGGCACGATCCAATCTATGCCAACTTGTACTGGATGATGGACGCCAAGCAGATTGCTTGGGAGTGGGTTTGGGCTGCCAAGAAAGGTCAGCATTACAACCATCAAATGGCTAATTGGATGGGCTACGACTGGGTCTGGCGCGTTGATGATGATGCCATCCCTGAGCCAAATGTGCTTGAGCATTTGCTCGCTCATGTCACCCCTGATGTGGGCGGTGTTGGCGGCTCGGTACTTATGCCACCCAATTACTTTGAAGGCAAGAAGGCAACGGGCAAGATTGATAGCATCCACGATGAAATCAATCCGCAATGGCAGCGCATCAATGAAGTGCGAGAGGTCGATCATTTGCACTGCAGCTTTCTGTACCGCGCAGGCACTTATGACTACAACCTGGGTCTATCTCGCGTAGCGCATCGTGAAGAGACGCTTTTTACCTGGGGCTTAAAGCAAAGGGGCTACAAGCTTCTTATCGTGCCGCATGCAGTTACCTGGCACCTAAAAGCGCCAAGTGGCGGTATCCGCATGGAAACCAGCCAGGCCATGTATGAGCATGACGAGCAGATCTTCCGCAATACGCTGTCATTCAAGGATCAAACCATTGTGGTGCTTGATGGCGGCATGGGCGATCACATCGTGTTCTCGCATGTGCTACCAGAAATTAACAACCCAGTTGTTTTTGGCTGCTACCCTGACATCGTGCCTTGCAGGTCAATTGCTGAGGCCAAGAGCCTTTTTGGCGACATTGATATGTTTAACATTTACGCCAAGATGGATCGTTGGAAGTGGCAGTCAAGCCTTGAGAGCGCTTACAGGAAGCTTTACTTATGGTCCTAATTGCGCCTTATGCCAAGCAGCTAATGAATGGCAAGGAAAATCCAAAAAACTATCCATTTTGGCCCGAACTTATTGCCATGATTGATCAGCCGATTGTGCAAGTCGGCGTCGAAGGTGAAAGACCATTGGTTGCGGACTTCCGAAAAAACCTGCCAGTCGCAGAAGTGAGACAATTGATCCGTGACTGTGATACCTGGATTTCGTGCGATTCATTCCTGCAGCACTTAGGATGGGATGAGGGCAAGCAGGGCATCGTGCTGTGGTCCGTGTCTGACCCGCTAATTTTTGGCCATCCGCAGAATGTTAACTTGCTCAAGGATCGATCCTGCCTAGCCAAGAATCAGTTTTTGTGGTGGGATTACGTTGCGCATGATCCCAGCAAATTTGTCGCGCCAGAGGTGGTTTTAAGGGCCTTGCAAAGCCTTTTGCGCATTGAAAAGACGGAGATGTCTGATGCCTGCAACTAACTTCACGCCGATTCAACTGTATCGGTCTTCCACGGGCGCGGCGCAGCCGACTGCTGGCAATCTGCAAGCAGGCGAACTTGCCATCAACTTTGCTGATGGCCGCTTGTTCTATAAGGACAATGCAGGCACACCTGCTGTGCAAATCATTGGCACACGATTTGGTGCCAACAAAACGATTGGCGAAACAATTGCTGCAGGACTAAGTGCTTCAACGGGTATCACAGGCTCAGGCGCCTTGGTATTTGCTACATCACCAACTTTTGTCACGCCTACGCTTGGCGTTGCCTCGGCAACAAGTGTAAATAAAGTGGCTATCACGGCGCCTGCAACATCAGCCACTTTAACGCTGGCAGATGGCTCAACGCTAGCAACTTCAGGCGCTAATTCACTAACATTCACAACAACGGGGGCGACTAACTTAACGCTTCCGACCGCATTTGGCACCGGCGTTACTACAGCGCTTGGGCAAAATGTAACGGGATCTGGCGGCATTGTGCTTGCCACATCACCGACGCTGGTAACACCAACGCTAGGCGTGGCCGCGGCAACCAGTATCAACAAAGTAGCCATCACAGCCCCTGCCACAGGCTCAACGCTCACGATTGCAGATGGCAAAACACTCACGGCGTCTAATTCACTTACGCTTGCAGGCACTGACAGCACCACGATGACCTTCCCGCCCGCCTCGGCAAGTGTGGGTTATTTGAATGCGCCCATCAACGAACAGTCAGCCGATTACACAACGGTCGCAGCAGACTCAGGCAAGACAATATTTCACCCATCAACCGATGCCAATGCCAGGACATTTACGATTGCAGCAAACGGTTCAGTAGCGTATGCGGTGGGCACCATCATCGCATTTGTGAATATGTCAGCAAACAATTTGAGCATAGCTATCAATACCGACACGCTTTATTTGGCAAATACTGGTTTGACAGGTACGCGCACACTTGGCCAGTATGGCGTGGCTACGGCGCTTAAATTAACCAGCACCACTTGGCTTATTACAGGAGCCAACTTGACTTAATCATGGAATCAATCGAAACACGACATGCCGTGCTAGAGGCCAGAATGAGTGCTCACGAGAAAGAATGCGCCAATCGGTACGAAGCCATAACGGCACAGCTTGATAAAGGCGACAAGCGCATGACCAAAATTGAGTATTGGATTTGGGCTGTGTTTGCTGCTGTGTTACTTGGCCCAGGTGCCGCGGCTGAGTTCGTTAAGAAGCTGCTGGGGATATGATGGATGACAAAACCCATGAGCTAGCAGTCCTGAAGGCGCAAGCCAAGATCAGGCTTGAGGAGCTAAAAGCTCAAGACTCTGCCAAAGAAGTAGCTGGTAAAGCGATTGGCGAAGATGGACTGCTTTACATTTTCTTGATTGTGCTCGTAGGCGTTGGTGCGTCCTTATTCCTAGAAGGCGAAAAAATTGCTGCTGTTATGGGTCTTTTGGGTGCTTCACTTACTGCACTTATTCAAATGCTGAATGGCATTGCAGGCACTGCGCCAAAGCAGGAAAAGCCTGAGTTTGAAGTCATCAAGGATCTGATCACTCGGTTGGACAAGCTTGATCGTGCCGAGCCACCCATGCAAGTGGATGTTGAAGGCTCCAAAGTCACAGTCAAGAAGGGTGCCGACATCGTAACGGCTAAGGGTAATCATGTTTGAGTTGCTTGGCGGCGGTCTTTTAGGGTCAATCTTCGGTGGCTTGTTTAGGCTTGCACCTGAAGTCCTGAAGTTCCTGGATAAGAAGAACGAGCGCCAGCACGAGCTATCCATGTTCCAACTCCAGACCGACCTCGAAAAAATGAGGGGCGAGTTCAAGATGGAGGAAAAGTATGTTGACTACAGCATTCAACAAATGGACACGATCAAGGAGGCGTTTAAGGAGC